TCTTCTGGGATATGTCCAACTGGCAGTCACTCTGTAAGGCGTGCCATGATCAGAAGACGGGAAGCGGCCTGTAATGAATAGGAGGGATATCCCTTGAAGCTCTTTGGACGTTTCAAGGCGCGTGATAAGCCGACAGATTCGGTGAGTTCTGCGCCTGTATTCTACTTTGGAAGTAGTACATCCGGCAAATCGGTTACCGCGCGATCTGCCATTCAGGTGTCTACTGTTTATGCTTGCGTCAGGGTTATTTCGGAGACCATTGCGAGTTTGCCGATGCATGTATTTGAGCAAACAGATGATGGAAACAGAAAAGCTTTGGAGCATCCGCTCTATAAGCTTCTGCATGATGAACCCAATGCAGAAATGACCTCATTTGTTTGGCGTGAGGTCATGCTGACGCACTTGCTGCTCTGGGGTAATGCTTACTGCCAGATTATTCGAAACGGGCGCAATAAGATCCTGAGCCTGTATCCGCTTATGCCGGATCGCATGGAAGTGGATCGAGAGAGCAATGGCCAATTGACATACACATACACGACCAATGATGGTCAGACAGTAAAGCTGAGGCCAGAGGATGTGCTGCACATCCCGGGTCTAGGCTTTGATGGCGTAATGGGCTGTTCGCCGATCGCGCTTGAAAAGAACGCTATTGGCTTGGGTATCGCGGCAGAGGAGTATGGAAGCAAATTCTTCTCCAATGGTGCAACCCCCTCTGGCGTTCTGACGCACCCGAACACAGTCAAGGATCCGCAGCGACTGCGCGAGAGCTGGACAAGAGCCTATGGCGGTTCATCGAACTCTGGCAAAGTGGCGATTCTTGAAGAGGGCATGAAGTTTGACCGAATCTCCATGCCGAACAATGAGGCACAGTTCCTAGAGACGCGTAAGTTTCAGGTGTCTGAGATTTGCCGGATCTATCGTGTGCCGCCGCACTTGGTTGGCGACCTTGAACACGCCACCTTTTCCAATATCGAGCATCAGTCGATCTCGTTTGCAACTCATACCATCCGTCCATGGCTGGTTCGGATTGAACAATCGATCAATCGAGCGCTCTTCTCTGAGAAGGAGAAAGGGCGCTTTTATGTTCAGTTCAATATCGACGGACTTCTGCGGGGTGACTACAAGTCCCGTATGGAGGGCTATGCGATCGCACGCCAAAACGGCTGGATGAATGCCAATGACATCCGAGAGCTCGAGAACTTGAATCCCATTGCTGAAGAGGATGGCGGTAACCTCTATCTGGTCAATGGCAATATGATTCCGATCAACGCGGCAACAGCTGTTGTTGCTGCAGTAGGAGGTGAGAGTAATGAGAACCATCAGCCTTAATGGCTACATCGATGAAGATGTCTGGTATGGCGATGAGATTACGCCTCGGGCACTTCATGAGGAGCTGTATGGCGCAGAGAACGTAAACGCCGATGATGTACGCATTGTCCTCAATTCGTATGGTGGCAACTGCAATGCTGCAACGCGGATGTTCGACGATGTACGCGCATATCCGGGCAAGGTTCATCTTGTGATCTCGGGCACTGCGGCATCGGCAGCGTCAGTTCTTTCGCAGGCTGCCCATCGTGTCGAGATGACACCGGGCAGTCTTTTTATGATCCACGACCCGTCTTGCATGGCTGTGGGTAATGAGAGCGATCTGAGTGAAGCCATTCGACTGCTCAGGGCTTGCAAAGAAAGCATTCTCAACGTTTATGCACGTAGGTCTCGGAGAAGCCGTGAAGAGCTTTCGAACATGATGCGTGAAACGACGTGGATGGATGCCCAGCAGGCACTTGCTGAAGGGTTCATTGACGGTATCGTCGAGGATGTTCCGAGCAATGAGCTGTTCAACTCAGCGGCACCGAGAGTTGTGGATCGTGCTGAAGCAGAGGCAAAGGTACAGAATTGGCTGACCCGATCAAGGGCTAGGCGTCCTGTTCAGAATACTGCGCAGCCACCGAGTCCAGTAGTACCCGCGCCCGAACCCGAAAAGCGAGAAAAGGCAAAGGGAACACCTGTAGACCAGCTGCACAAGCGGCTGAGTTTGATCAAACCGACGAAATAAGGAGGATACGAAAATGAGCAAGGTTATTGAAATGAGACAGAAGCGCAGCGATATCTGGGATCAGGCGAAGGACTTCCTGGATACGCATACCGATGAAAATGGCCTCATGAGCGCAGAGGATACCGCACAGTATGAGCGCATGGAAAAGGACGTTGTCGATCTCGGCCATGCTATCGAGCGCATGGAGCGTGCTGAGCAGATGGAGCGCATGCTCAATGAGCCGGTGGATCAGCCGCTGGTGGGCAAGCCGGATCGCGGCAAGTTTGACGCGAAGAAGGGTGTCAAGAGTGAGACGTATAAGACTGCGTTCTGGAATCACATGCGTGGTCGTTCCAATTATGAGGTGCGCAATGCGCTGCAGGTTGGTACGCTCTCTGAAGGCGGTTACCTGTGCCCGGACGAGTTTGAGCGCACGCTGGTCCAGGCTCTGGCCGAAGAAAACGTCATGCGCAGTCTTGTCCATGTGATTACCACCTCCTCTGGTGATCGAAAGATTCCGCTGCACCTGGCGAGGGGCAATGCGAGCTGGATCGAGGAAGAGGCGCAGATTCCTGAGTCTGACGATGCCTTTGGCCAGATCACACTGTCTGCGCATAAGGTTGGCTGCATGGTCAAGATCAGCGAAGAGCTGATGCATGACTCTGCCTTTGATATGGGTTCCTTCATCGCCCGTGAGTTCGCGCGTCGAGTTGGCGCAACGGAGGAAGAGGCGATCATCAACGGCGATGGCAATCACAAGCCGACGGGTCTTCTGCATGATACGCTGGGTGCCCAAGTTGGTGTAACGACCGCTGGCGCTGCTGCGATTACTGCGGATGAGCTCATTGAACTGCAGCATAGCCTGAAGGCTGGTTATCGTCGTAAGGGCATCTTCATTATGAATGATGCCACGATTGCCATGCTGCGTAAGCTCAAGGACGGCAATGGTCACTATCTCTGGCAGCCGAATATCCTGTATGGTCAGCCGGATCAGCTGCTCAATACCCGCGTGGTTAGCTGCAGCACGATGCCGCTGCCGACTGCTGGCAATAAGGCCATTCTCTATGGTGACTACAGCTACTATTGGCTTGCCGATCGTGAGGGCCGTAGTCTCGCGCGTCTCAATGAGCTGTATGCCGCGACCGATCAGATTGGCTTCAAGATCACGCAGCGTGTGGATGGTCGCCTGATTCTTCCGGAGGCAGTCAAGTGCCTGCAGATGAAGGGTGCCTGATGAATAAGAGGGAGTTGTCCGCTTGGGCAGCTCCCTTTTGAATTGGAGGTTTTTTCATGAGTAACAGTACCCGTAACTATCATGCCCACGGTGGCAATGAGTGGGTGATCGGTGGCAAGCTGACGTTTCTTCCGGGAGCAACCGTTGAAGGCGCTGAAGGCCTCTTTGATCTTCCGACTGCCAGTGAGCCGGTTCTGCTGAATGTCACGGAGAGTGATGCCACCACGGTTGCAGCGCTTCGTGAAGATTACAATGGCCTGATCGCTGAACTGCGTAAGGCCGGACTGGTGTCTGAGCAGACGAGCGGTGATGCAACGTGATCCTGACGATTGATGAGGTCAAAACGCATCTTCGTGTTCAGCACAATGAAGAAGATGAATACCTCGAGTCGCTGATCGCGCAGGCACAGGAGGCAGCAGAGGACTATACGAGGGTGTCTTTTTCAGATACGGCACCTGAGCCGGTTCGTCTAGCGGTGCTGCTGATGGTCGGTCACTTCTACGAGAATCGTGAGGCAGCCGACAATATTGCCTATGCGACCATGCGTACTGCATTCCAGAATCTACTGTATCCGCATCGAGATCCCGAGAAGATGTTCTAGGAGGTGGTTGTTTGCGGGGTTACAAAAACTTTGAGAGCAATCCGCGCCCAGGAGATCTTCGGCACATGATCGAGATCGGCTATACGGAAAACATCATCAATGAAAACGGCTACCCGGAACCTACTGATGTAACAGTCTGTAAGGTCTGGGCAGCCGTTATTGATGCTGGTAACCAACACTATCGCGCAGCTGACGTGGTGAACACGGAGGCAGTCCTGAACTTTACAATCCGATATCGAACGGATGTGAAGCCCGGAATGTGGGTGAAGTTCCAGAATGAGAAATGGAACATCTCCACATTGGGCGAGTACTCATTCAAACGCACCTATCTCGGCCTCAAGGCTTCCCTGTCGAAGGGAGTGAGTGGCTAATGCGTCAGGTTCAGCAGGCTCTCAAAGAAATAGGCATTCCGGTCATGGCAGGTATCTGGAGAGCGACGTCACCTAACCAGAACCCGCCCCTTCAATATGTAGTGTATTCCACGACAACGACAGAAGAGGCGCATGTAGACGACCGGGTGGTTTCCATTCGAACCTTTATCTACTTAAACCTTTGGAGCGACATCGATCCAAGCAGCATGCGCGAAACCATACGCTTAGCAATGTACGCTGCTGGCTTCTCCATGGCGGAGGAAACAGATAAGGGCTATAACCAGCCTGCTTACGATACAGCCACAAGGCAGTTTACTGTCCAATGGACGTGGGTATGGCGAGAGGATGTGGACTATGGCCATTGAGTTGCGTGGGTTTACGGATCTGCAAAACGATCTGCTCAACATGGCGGCTGCACTTGACCAGGGACCAGGTGTGAACCGTGCGCTCAAAGCGGGCGCGGTGCCTATTGAGCAGCAGATGCTCCATAACGCATCTACAGATCCCAAGCAAATCACGGGCGATCTGCACGACTCGATCAAGACGGGCAACGTCCGCAAGAAAAGTGATGGTGGTAAGAAGATCACCATCGGCGTTCATTACAAGGAGCGCGGCGCGTACTATGCCAATCCAGTCGAGTTTGGTCACGGTGGCCCTGCACCAGCGCCCGCGCATCCCTTTGTTCGGCCAGCGTTTGATACCAAGTCAGATGAGGCCTATGAAGAAATCAAGCGCGTTTTGCGCGATGAACTGAGAAACATATAAGGAGGAAATAGACGATGGCAACTCCCGCTGCATCTCCGGCTGTCTCTTCGACGGTTGGTCTTAAAAATGTCGTGATTGCTCCGCTGGTTACGGATACTGAAGCGGAGCATACGTATGGAGAGCTTCAGCTGATGGCCGGTGCCATTGAAGCGTCCATCACCCCTGAGAATGCGGATCCCGATGTCCAGTATGCGGATGATGTCGAATTCGATGTTCTCTATCCGGATCCTGAGCTGGCGTTCAAGACCAAGATGGCTGACGTGCCGCTTACGATCCAGGAGATGATCTTTGGCAACAAGATCGATGACAATGGCGTGCTGATCAGGACTTCCACGGACAAGCCTCCGTATTTCGCGGTCGGCTTTATGAGCGAGAAGTCCAATCACAAGTATCGCTATGTCTGGCTCTACAAGGTGAGGGCTAAGCCGGTCACGGAGAACTATGCAACCAAGGAAGGCACGACGCTGACGCGCCAGACGGGCGAGGTTGAGTGGACGGCGATCAAGCGTACCCATGACGGCCAGTACCAGGCGGTAGCTGATGAAGGCGAAAATGGTTTCACCAGTGAAAAGGCGGCCACATTCCTTACGACTGTTTACGAGCCGACGTTCACTACGGCTGAATAATCCCAAGCTGCCGCATGGCACTGATGCTGTGCGGCAGTTTACTTTCTAAAGGAGGACATCACATGATCACTTGTACTCTGGGCGAGAAAAAGTATTCTGTTGACTTCATCAGTGGTCGCGCACTCCGCGAGATGGAGCCTGCTGCCAAAGTGTATGGCAAACTGGTGCGCATTTCTAAGGATGCCACGGAGGGCAAGGATGTTTCTGGTGAACAGATCGCCGTTGCGGATGCCCTCGATACGATGGTCAAATGGTTCTGCATTCTCTTCGGCAATCAGTTTACGCCGGATGAGATGTACGACCACTATCCTGCAGATCGAATGATGCACGATATCGCGCTCGCTTTGATGGCTGTGCAGACACAGACGACTGAGGTGCTGGATTCTTTCCCTACGATTCCGGTGACGAAAGAAGCGGAGCAGCTGATGATGGATCAGGTCATCGAGGAGTAAACGACTCTGCGAATCTTACGCTACCGGAATACATCTATGCCACCTTTAATGAGCTTCTAAAAGCGGGGTGGCGAATGCAAGAAATAGACGAAATGGACATGCTGG